TTTTAAATCTTGAATTGATTAAATAATCAATCTCCTCTTTATCTAATCCTTCTTCAGTTTCTGAATAATACATAGATAAGATTTGGTCTGGGTTTTCTTTACTATAATCTTTATTAATTTTAGCAAAATCTTCAAACCCTCGCCCAGTATCTTTTTTATATTGTAAATAAGTAGCAACTTCTGCTGGTAGTTCTTCTTGTTCTCTTTTAGCAAAAAGATCATCAATAGATTCTACTTCTTTACTGTATTTTTCTTTAATAAATGAAAGAACTTCTTTTTCGCCAAATTGTGGTTTTTCTTCTACAACTGGCTCTTTAATTTTTTCTTCAATCTTTTCTTCTTCTTTTTCTACAACTTCACTTTCTACTTTAGCACTCTCAACTTTTGTTTCTTCTGTTTCAGTTTTATTAACATCTTCTTCGTGTTTTTGAAGTAATTCTTCTTCAACTTGTGCTACTGATTTTTGGGGTTTATCATCAACCGCTTTTACTTTAATTTCCATTTAATTTAATTTTTTTTACAAAGTTAATAATAATTTTATTATATTTAGACCATCATTCATATAGGATGTTTTTTTCATATTTTATGTTATTAGTAATAAAGCTCAGTGAAAACTGGGCTTTTTACTATCTAGGCTCAAACTCCGCTAAATCGAAACCATCCAATGAATCTTCTTTTGATTCAAAATTTATTGGAGGTAAGTCTTTTTTTCTTTGATTAATTAACTGAGATTGCTCTGTATTTTGTTGACTAATTCTTTTTGATTTTGCTTCTTCTCTTTTTTCCTCTCTGTCGTTCAATTGAAATTGCTCCATACCTTTTAATCTCATATTAAGTTGAAACTCATATGTCATTAACTCTTGTTTTAAAGCTGCTTCATTTTTCAACTTTTCAATTTCAAAAGCAATCTTAGCTTGTTCTTCTCTCATCTTCATTTCACCTTCCAATTGAGTTTGTTGCGCTGCATTTTGAGCGGCTATCTGTTGAGATTGAAATTGAGTCTGAGCTGTCATTTGCTGTGCCATTGCTGCAGCTTCTCTATCAGCATCTTGCTTTCTTTTTCTTTTTAACTTAAGAAGCTGATTAGCCATTTTTAAATTTCTAACTTCTCTAATGTCAATAGCGTCCTCTAAACTAATGTCATTCTTAGATAAGGCCATTTGAATATTTTGCTCCAGCATTGCTTTTTCTTCCTCGTCTGGAGATACTTCAATGAAAATACCAAAATCATATAGATATAAATCTTTTATTTCTTCTATCTTATCTACATTGTATTTTCCAATTTGATTTGCAAACTCTTCTTTAAATGGAGCATACTCCAAAAGATCTGCTATTCTTAAAGATAAACACTCTGCAAGAGTTCTGGTAATATATAAACCACCTTCTAATATGTGTCTTGTAGCCGTATTTGAATTCAAAGCTGCTAATTTTTGAACGCCAACCAAAGCATTTGGATCTGGAGTACTGCCATCTCTAGCTTCATTAAGACCAGTTACAGCTCTAATCATTCCTAAATAATGATTGTAGTTTCCAATAAGGGCTGCCATTTTAGATTGACCACTACTAGTGTTTAGCTGTTGTATAGGAACTCTAGCATTATTAAACTCCCCATCTTGGGTGTAACTTCTACCTACTACACTACCCGTTTGGAAATAAAGTCTAAGTGCATCTTCAGGATTGTATGCTGCTCCAGTTCCAAGGTCTATTTCATTTAAACCATCTGCATCAATAAACACACCATCTGGAACCATTTTAGCTACAACTTGCTGTAGTTTTAAATGTGTAATCTGTATTTGATCTGCAAAAGGAATCATTCTTCTAACCAAAGATTCTATGGTTCCCTTATACATTCTAGGAGCACAAGCCACATAGTTAGGCATTGCGTGTTGAGATGCAGACTTTGGCCTAACCATATTGTGAGCAAGCTCCCACTTTAACATTATGTTTGAGCCTGCTACCATTATCCCTTCATACCAAACCTCAATGGTTTTTTCAATTCTTTCAAAGTTTCCTTCATCCATCATCTCTTGTGGAGGATTGAATGTTTCATCTTTTTCAATTATTCTTTCACCACCGTTATCCAATTTTTTGTTTTTATAAACAAACTTTTTAGTGGTCTTATAGTTAAAATAAATTAACGTAGCTGAATCTTTATTGAATAAAGTATTATCGTAAAATCTATTTACATTGTA